CGGATCAATCGGTTGCACTGGCATTGGTGGTGGTAAAATACCATCAATATTTTTTATACCAATCGCTTCGTACATCGTTCTGTACGCTTGATACAGATTATGTATCTGTGGATTTGATGTAGCAAGTTGTAATTGTGTTTGAGCCAAAGTAATTCTTTGTGACATAGAAAATATATTTGGATCTGCCACAGGTAAAATATCTATTCTATCGTCAAAGTCTGTTTGTTTGATAACTCTTGCACCACCCACAACATCATACGGATATTCTGGTGGTAGGTATGTAGAAATAATTTTAGATAATAATTTAAACTCTTGTCTCATTGAGCTGTATAATCTTTTGTGAATAGCAGACATAACTTTAGATCCTCTTTCAAGAAGAGCTATCGTTGTTCCTACAGCTGCGTTTTGTTGGCCTTCACCCATTTGTAATTCGGATATAGCCGCGAATCTCTGACCTGCTTGAACCACAATACCCATTAATTGTAATAGAGTAGCTGATGGTTCTTTGTATGGTAGAGGAAAGAAAGCTTCACGTAGATTGCCACCTGGCGCATCTACATCTTTGAATTCACCAGGTTGAATTGGAGAAGCTTCATCTCTAACCCGCACCCCTCTTTGTTTGAAACCAGCAGGTAGGTTTGACAAAGTTCCTGCATCTAATAATTGGCGGAGAGCGACTGTTGCAGTTCTACTCAATCCGCCAATCATGTGTATCAATCCAAATCCGTAGAATCCTAGTCCTGGCAGAAATTTAAAGTGGACAAAATATTGGACTCTTTGTTTTTTTGGATCGTTGGGCGCATAGTTCCTTCTTATCGAAAGAACCGTTCCACTACCCTCTTCGATTGTAACGATGTAGGGCAGCTTGATACCAGTCGGCTCGCCGTCTGGACCAATGTCTTCGAAGCCTTCTAAATCTAGATCCACATGACACTCAAGAAGAGTATACATAGGAATTGGTTTTCCAGATTTTTTAGTGCCTTCTAATTCTTTTTCTTTTTTTGAAACGTCGTCGTTTACGCTAATACCTGGTGGTGTTAGCTCAACATCAGAATAAAATCCTGCAACTTGTTGTTTACGTAAATCGTTCTCTGACATTTTCACAACGTGAATAATAGCTTCTGCCTCTGCTAAACTGTTTGCTGTGTAAGGTACGATTAGATCATCAGCAGGCACAAACTTAGAAACGGCTCTGCCTAATAAATCATCGTAGTAAATTTTTTTAAATGTAGATCCTGCAAGAGGTAAATGAAATAGCATAGAATCAAACTCTGGTTCGTATTCTTTCATTTGATCCATGATTAAATAATTCATGTAATCTTTTACTCTGTGTGCTTGTTGATCTTTCTGTGGTGTTTTAATTCCTAAGATCTGTGTTCTTACTGGACCATCACTCGGTAATAATTCTTTGTATGCTGTAGCTTGAAACTGTGTAACTGCCTCTGCTAGTACAGGGTGCGTGGCACCCGAAGCTCCTTGAAATGGCTCTGTTCTGTTTTCGTATTTAAATCCTAATAAGTCTAGCCCGTCTGTGTAAGCTTTCTCCCATTCTTTTCTGGACATTTTATAGTCCATGTAATTATTTTTTAACTCAGAGCCCAACGGTTCTAAAACATCGTCAGGTAAAATATCTCCAAGATTATCAAAATGAGATTCTGTTCCAGGTACGTTTACTGCACTTGGATCAAAGTCAATCGTTGCACCACCATCTTCTTCGGGGATAACTTCAACGGGTTGCTGTTCTTTTATTTCTTCCTTTATCTCGACCTCTTCGCCCGGAACTTTAACCTGGGTACGAGTGTTAGGAAGTCCTTTATCTATATCTGCCATTTAAACTCCTACGATTGTCTACCACGTTTTATTAAAAAATCCAAGCCCTGTGGTAAGGGTCCTGATTCTGGTGGCGGGCCTGATGATTTACCTGCTATTTTAGCTATGCCGCCGCCTGCGAAATCATACATTGGTTTTTGTTTTATTGGTTGTCCACCAAAAGATCCTGATGTACCGAATAGCCTCTCCCGGTTTGCAAGACTGCCTCTACCTTCAGCAAACATGGCTTCAATAACGGCATTGTTGTAACCTTCATTGGTTTGTCTTAAAAAATCTAACATATTTCTTTTTGTGTATTCAGGTGCTCCACCTAGTTTATCTTTTGCTGATTGCAACATGTCATCTGATATTGCAATACCCGCTAAATCATCTATGGTAAACATGGGCGCGGCCGCACTTTTTTGTTTTTTTTCTGGAGCTGCTAATGTTTCAATACTATCTATCTCTGCATTTCTAGCTTTTTGAATAAATTTAGGAAAGAAAGATTTGCTCTTTGCAATGTCTGATGACTCGGCTTCTTTCATTGTTGCAAAATCCATAACGGCTTCTGGTTGAAATTTAGCTTTTAAATCTGCTTGTGCTTTTTTTATTTTTTGTTCATCTAAAGCTAATTGATCTCTTGAATTAATAGTTGATGTATAACCAAATTCACTGTCGTCTAAGATCATTTGATTTTGATCTCTTTTTGCAATGGTGTCTTTTAGATTCTGTTGAGCTTGTTTGTAATCGTTTGCTCTCATAACAGTATCTGCGTTTGCTTCACCAACAGTTCTAACAAGTTTTTGTTTATCAGCTGTTTTTGATTGATTGCCGGGTAATAGATAATCTGTGGCTCTTAATAGAGATTCGTTAAGTGTGTCTCCCATGCCCATACGAACTAAAGATTCACCTGTTACAAAAATAGCCTCTGGTATAACCCCAAACTTTAAAATACCTCTACCAACTTTGTATGCTCTATTTAAAAACTGTGATGCGTTTCTAGCTTCAGCCCCAGCTTTAATATTACCGGTGTTAATTTTTTCTGCACCACGTGCAATACATTGTGCTGTAGGTGTTGCACCTGTTTGAAACTCAATACGGCCACCGTCTGCGTTACCGCAACCAACAATAGCCAAGATATTTTTAAGTTCATCCTCTGAAACTTTAGAAATTTTAAAAGGTTTTTCTCCAGCTCTTGGTAAACCTATATCTTTTAATCTTGTTTTTAATTCTCCTGATGATTCTAGTTTTTTAATATTATCAGCTATAACGTTTTGTTGTTTTAAATTAGTTATAATTTCTTTTCCAAGATCACTTTCTCTTAAAGTAGTTGTACCATAATCCATAACTTTACTGCCTCTAACTTTACCAACAGTAACACCTATGTCATTTGCTAAGTTTTCTATCTTTAATATTCTAGATCTGTCTTTGTCTTTTACAGCTGTTGCGTAGGCCTTACCAAGAGTTTCCTTAAAACCTCTGTTAATTGATTTATCGATTGGCGTTACGTGTAAAAATTTTTCTCCTTTCTTACCAAGACCTTCTATGGTTTTATAATCTAGAGGATGGTCTAATTCTAAATTAATGTTTGGATATTTTTTTTTAATCTCGTTTTTTATTTTAGAAAAATCGGAAGCTTTTTTTGTGGCTATCTCAAAAGCTTTTCTATTTGGCATCTCTCCTTTTTGACCATAAGCATCAGCAATCTGTGCATAAATATTTCTTTGTTCTATAGACTCAAATCCAGATATCTGTCCTAATTCATTTCTTATTTTATACATCTTATCAAGATCTTTAGGTAAAAATCTTACACCAAATCTTGCCTGACTCTTTTTAGGTTTGTTTAAATCGCCTATCTGTGAATATACATTTTTAAATAAATTATTAACTTCTTTATTAAAAACATTATTTTCTAATTTAACTGCTTTCATAATTTCTCCTGCTGTTTTATATTTACCAGATTGAACAGCTTTTAATATATTAGATTGATTTTTAGTTCTTTTTAAATCTCTTTGTAAATATGCCTCGGAAGCAAGATCTTTTTCTCCGGTTTTAACTTGATAATCTTTTTTTACACCAGGTCTTCCTTTACCTTCGGCAACACCTTTTGATCTTCGAGTTGCGTCTCTTGCAACATTGTCCCTTTCTTTTCCTACTGGCACAGATTGAAAATCGGTATAACCTCTTTTTTTCGCAGCTTTATTTAATTCCTCTAATCTTTCTTTTGTGTATTTTTTATTACCAATAGTAACTAAGTCTCCAGGCTTACCACCATTCCTAAACCTTTCTCTAGGACCTGTAAGGTAATCCATCATCTGTTCGTAGTGTGCTATCTTCATTATTCTCCTAACATGTAGGCTAGACCGCCTTGAGAAAATTCATCAGAAAGTTCTGCAGCTTCATCGGCTGCTTGTTCTGCTCTAGCTTCAGCTTGACCAACTCTATACTCGCCTCGTTTCATTTCTTTAAGTTTCTTACCTGTTGCAAATTCTTCCATGGCTCTTGCATCACTACTTAAAATATCATCAACGCTTTCTAAAACTTCTCCGTCAAAATCTGCATTACCATCTGGGTCAACATTTACAGGAACTTCTTCTTGTGCCATGAAGTCTCCTTTAGTCTTAACAGCTTTACCTGTTTTTTCGTCTATAACTTCATAACCGGGTGGTGTGTAATCTATCTCATAATTTTTATAATAATCATTTTGTCCTTCAACAAAAACTTTACCGTCATCATGTTTGTAAACTTTTATACCCGGTAATTCTTTAATTTCATATTGCATAATGTCTGCATCTATCTTTTTACCTACACCTTTAGACATAACTTTATCTACAAAGCTTGGAAACCATGCAGGCATCGTTGTTGTTGTGTTTTTAAGTTGTACAACCTTTTCTGCAACTTTAGCACCTTTGAATAATTTTCCTACTATGGGTATGGACGCAAGGCCACCCATAAGTTTTAAGAATGATCTACGAGACATACCACCTTTCTCAAAT